TCCTACAAGTGGGAAGTCAAAGTTGAGATCCCGGTTGACGGGAATCGCTTCGAGTCTCAAACGTTCGAGGCAGTCTTCAAGAAGATCAGTCGTTCGGCCTTCAATGCTCTTGTCGAGAAGGGTGATGATGCCCTGCTTGATGGGATCCTTGAAGGCTGGGATGGCATCAATGACGAATCCGGCAAGCCAGTTCCTTTTACTGAAAAGAACAAGAAGGAGCTGTGTGACGACCCCTACGTCATCAAGGCTTTGATTCAGGCGTATGCAGATAGCGTCACTTGGGCGCCGGCAAAAAACTAAAAGACGCCGCTGAGTACTGGGCGAAAGGCGGCGTTGTAGACGAACGTGAGGCCGACCTGAAGGCTCTTGGCGCAAGCGAGGACCAGATCGCCGCTGCACGTCTTCAAACTGCACAGCAGGACTGTGAAATCTGGGAGGAGAACTGGGAAGTTGTGTTGATGTTCATCCGCATGACGACGCAATGGCGTACGAGCATGGCCGGATTGACGGGACTGATCTACCCGAGTTTGGAATGGCTCTGTAAGCTGTATTCAGTCAAGGATCCTGTTGCCATCTTCGAAGGCGTGCAGGTGATGGAAATGGCTGCCCTGGCCGTTCTGAACAGCAAACGCAAATGAGCCAAACCACTGAGCTGCTGCTGAGGATTAAGCAACAGGGCGGTGAGCAGCTCACGAGGTTGTCTGGCAGCTTCAAGAATCTGGGGCAACAAGCTGCGGCTGCCAATGTCAATTTCAAAGAAGTATCTGATGAACTGAGAAAGATTCAACAGACTTCTGCGAACAGCATCAATAATCTCAAAGGCTATGCAAATGCATGGCGCGAGATTGCAAATAGCGTTGAACTTGGCAGCAGAGAATTCAGGCAGGCAAACGCCGAGGCCGCAAAACTTGAAGCGCAACTGAGAAAGGTTCAACCTGGCGGGCGCGGGCGTCTTGCTGCTGGCGCACAAATTGCAGGGACGATTGCTGGTGCTGGCGTGTTTGGCGGCCTTGAAGGGGCTGCTGGCGCTGGTATTGGCGCGATTGTGGGCGGTGTTCCCGGTGCAATTACCGGCGGTGCAATTGGCGCTCAGGTCGGGATGTTCCGCCAAGGGCTTGGTGATGTTGCCACTTATGCGGCTGAACTGAGCAAACAACGCCAAGCATTGCGGCTGGTCACAAAGGATTCGTTTGAGTACCAACGGGCGCTTTCGTTTATCAGCCAAACCAGCCGTGATTTGGCAATTCCGCAAGAAATTATTACCCGCCAGTTCACTCAACTGACAGCCTCAGTTAAAGGCGCTGGCGGCAATGTTCGCGATGCAGAAAAAGCATTTATTGGTGTTGCCTCTGGTATTCGAGGCACTGGCGGAAGCCTTGAGCAGCTTGATTCGGCTCTGACCGCAACTTCTCAGGTCTTCAGCAAGGGCAAGGTTTCCGCTGAAGAATTGCGGCAGCAGATCGGTGAGCGTTTGCCCGGTGCATTCAGCCTGTTTGCCAAAGCTCTTGACATGACGCCCCAAGAGCTTGATAAGGCGCTTGAAAAAGGTCAGGTCAGCCTGCAGGACTTCCAGTTATTTGCAGAAAAATTATTCCTTGAATACGGCGAAAGCGCAAAGATTTTGGCTGATGGTCCAGATGCTGCTGGTGATCGCCTGAAGACTCAATTAGCGGAACTTAAAGGCGAAATTGGTCCGATCCTCAAGGACATGGGCGCATCGTTCCAAAACTTTGCCAGTGAGGCCATTAAGTCGTTTTTGAGCTTGGGCAAAGAACTTGAGCGTTTTGGGCGCTTAATGGAAGAGAAATTTGGAGGAAAGTTGCTTGATAATGCAATTAGAAATGTAAAAGCGCAAGACGCAATTATTAAACAACTTGAAGCTGAACAATTGGTTCGCGTTGGTGGATTATCAAAAGAGGAAAAAAGCCAGCTTTCTCTGGCAAGGGCTTTACGTGCTGGCTCGATGCAAATCATTCAAGGCGCAAAAGCTGGACCAGCAGCGCCAGCAGCAGAGCAGCCATCAAACTTGCCAGGCATTGATACCACTGGCGGTGGCGACTCTAAATCAATTTTGAGAAAGTTACAGTCTGACTTTTCGCGTTCTATCGCTGTACTTGGCCGTCAGTTCAACAATCAAACGCGCAAGCAACTGCTCAATGATGTCTTGGTTATTGAGCAAAAAATTACAGCAGCATTGAAAAAGGGAAATCTGGATGAAGCCGAAAGATTGAGAATTGTTCAGCGGCGTCAAGCCCTAGAGATTACTCGCGATGTTTTAATTAATGAAGAAACAGCTCTAGAAAATAAAATTCTAGAAGGCAAGCGCAAAGGGGTTGATGTAACAGATGCTCAAATTCGTCTAGACGGAATCAGGCTTGAGCGTGAACAGGCCGTGGCCGATATCAGAAAACTTGACAATGATGAACTGGCAAAAACAGTTGCATTCTTGAATCAAATTAAAGAAAAACTGCCCACCTACAAAGGTGGTGAGGTTGAGCAGATAACTGTTTTTGGAAAAATGAAGGAAGAGATTGATGCGCTAAAGCAGTCTTTCGAAAATCTTCAGCCGCGCTTGACTGATCTTGCGGGCGGTTTGTCGACCAGCCTTGGCACTGCATTTAGCAACCTTGTGTTCTCGGCGCAATCAGCGCGTGAGGCGCTTGGCACCTTGTTCCAAGACATTGCCAAATCATTCCAGAACATGGTGATTCAAATGATCACCGATTACCTGAAGTTGCAAATTATGACCTTCTTCAGGAACATCTTCGCCCCTGCGCCCGTCAGTGTTGCTGGTAATTATTTCGGCGGTGGTGCGCCGAGCATGTTCACCAACCCTTCGTTTGGTGTCGGCACTGGAAGCTTTGGCGGTTCGTTGCTGCCCAGCTTTGCAATGGGTGGAATCATGACCGCCAACGGTCCGCTCAAGCTCAAACGTTACGCAGCCGGCGGCATTGCAACCGGTCCACAACTCGCCATGTACGGCGAAGGAAGCCGCCCTGAAGCCTATGTGCCTCTGCCTGATGGCCGCAGCATTCCTGTGACGATGAATGGCGGTGGTGTCGGTAATGTTGTTGTGAATGTCGATGCCAATGGCAGCAACGTTGAAGGCAACGGTCAACAGGCCAATGCACTTGGCAAAGCAATCGGCATCGCCGTTCAGCAAGAGCTGATCAAGCAGAAACGTCCTGGAGGCTTGCTCTCGTAATGGCCACTTTCAACGACGCCACTGTTGGCACCAGCACGGGCGGCACCACGCCTGATTTCGGTGCGTCACGCAAAAGCCAGCCAAATGTACGAAAAGTGCAGTTTGGTGATGGCTACGAGCAACGTCTGACCTATGGGTTAAATCAAAACCCACGCGTTTGGGATCTGACTTGGACAGCTAAGGACAGCACGGATGCCGATGCCATTGAGGCGTTTTTTGATGCACGCGCTGCTGACAACGCCAGCTTTGATTGGACGCCATTGGATGAAGCAACGGCCTACAAATGGGTTGTAGAGAGTTGGTCGCGTGACCTGCGTTACGCCAACGTGAATACGATTACAGCCACCTTCCGTCAAGTATTTGAACCCTGATGGCGTACTCGGCTTGGGCTAGTTCAACTGCCTACAGCGTTGGCAATATTGTCCGCGCCAGCAGTTTGCAGGCATCCGGCCTCGTCTTCCAATGCACCACGGCTGGCACCAGTTCCAGCACCCAACCCGCGTGGCCAACTGACATCGGCAGCACCATCACGGATGGCACGGTTGTCTGGACGGCGATTAGCAGCGTCTACGAGGAGCTGGCCGCACTGGCACCAAGCGCCATCATTGAACTGTTCGAAATGACGCTGGACACCACCCTGCACGGCAGCAGTGACACCTACCGCTGGCACAACGGCTGCAACGCCAATGTCACCGGCAACATCACATGGAACGGCAACGCCTATACCCGTCTACCCGTCAAGGCCGAAGGCTTTGAATACACCAACACAGGCACCCTGCCGCGCCCCACGCTGACCATCAGCAACCTAGATGGCACCATGACCACGCTGCTGTTGCTGGTCAACGCCACCACACCCGGTAACGACCTCGGTGGCGCCACGGTCAAGAGGATCCGCACCCTGAAAAAATACCTTGACGGCGAAACCGCCGCAGACCCACATGCCAAGTTCCCCGATGAGATTTGGTACGTGGACCGCAAGTCAAGCGAAAACCGCGATTCGGTGAGCTTCGAACTAGCCAGCAAATTCGACCTCGCTGGCGTGATGATTCCCAAGCGCCAAATTATTGCCAACATCTGCCAGTGGAAATACCGCAGCACCGAGTGCGGCTACACCGGCAGCAATTATTACGACACCAATGACAATGCTGTTGGAACATTGGCAGAAGATAAATGCGGTAAGCGGATTGGCTCGTGCAAATTGCGGTTTGGCGAAAACTCTGAGTTGCCCTTCGGCTCATTCCCAAGTGCGGGTTTAATTCAATGAATCTCACCGACGCCATTAAGGAAGCTGCACTGGAACACGCCAAGGCGGAATTTCCAAGGGAATCCTGCGGACTGGTTGCTGTGGTCAAAGGCCGCAAGCGGTATTTCCCGTGCCGCAACATGGCCGAAACCCCAGACGAACATTTCGTGCTGGATCCGGCTGATTACGTTGCCGCCGAAGACCAAGGCGAAATTGTGGCGGTGGTGCATAGCCACCCCAAGACAAACCCAGCGCCGTCTCAAGCCGACCGCGTTGCCTGCGAAAAATCCGGCCTGCCGTGGCACATCGTCAACCCGCAAACCGAACAGTGGGGTTATTGCGAGCCAGAAGGCTTCGAACTTCCCTACGTGGGACGTGAGTTTGTTTTTGGAATTGTGGACTGCTACACGCTGTGCCGCGACTGGTACAACCGCGAGTTTGGGCTGCATCTCAGCCACTACGACCGCCGTGACCAGTTCTGGCTGCGGGGTGAGAATTTATACCTAGATAACTTTGCCAACGAAGGCTTCTACCCCATCCCGCTGGAGGAGCTGCAGTACGGCGACGCAATCCTGATGCAGCTTGCATCATCGCTACCCAACCACGCTGCCGTCTACCTTGGCGACCAACTGATCCTGCACCACATCCAAGGCCGCCTCAGTAGCCGCGACATCTATGGCGGCTATTATCTAAAAAGCACCGCCCGAGTCCTGCGGCATGAAAGTCGTTAAGGTCTACGGCGCACTCCGCAAAAAGCTGGGTCAGTGCCGCTTCCAATTTGAAGCCGACACGCCAGCGCAGGCGCTCAAGGCACTTTGCGTCAATTTTCCCGGTCTTGAAAAGTGGCTGATTGATAGCGAACAGGACGGTGTTGGCTATCGTGTAACAATCGGAAAAGAAAAGGTCACCGAACAAAACGCCGTGTTGATTGCGGCTCCATTTAGTGAGCGGGAAGTTTTTAGTATTACGCCTGTAATTGCTGGTGCTGGCGATGGCGCGGGACAGATTTTGGCGGGTGTTGGCCTGATCGCCTTGGCCATTGTTACCGGAGGCATTGCATCTGCTGGTGTGGCCTTGGGAGGTTTTATGGGAATCGGAACAATCGGAACGGCTGTTGTTGGTATAGGCGCCAGCCTTGTCCTTGGCGGCATTGCACAAGCTCTTTCGCCTGCACCGGTTAATTCGACTTCAACTTTTGAGCGCGGACGTGAGGCGGCAAAGCTGGAATCATTTAGCTTTAGCGGCATTGTGAACACGTCCAAACAGGGATTGCCCGTACCGATTGCCTACGGTCGATTGTTTGTGGGTTCCGCTGTAATTTCTAGCGGCCTTGATGTGGAGTTCAGCGGCAATGCTGGTAAATCCACTGGCGAAGTATTTGCGAGCAAGGGTTGATGACAAAAAGAACAGCTCTACTCCAAGGTTCTGGTGGCGGCGGCGGTGGAGGCTGCTTCCTTGGCCATACGCTCGTCGCGGTTCCAAACGGCCAACGCCGAATTGATGAACTGCAATCGGGCGATCTGGTTCTGAGCTTTGACCATACCGGCGAAGTCCACGAAGCCAAAATCCTCAAAGTCCACGAACACGAAGGCGAGCGCGTTATCCGCTACACGCTCTGGGGCGGACAGCATCTTGATGCCACCCCTAACCACTGGGTTCTAAACCAGTTCAACGCCTTCGTCGAAATTGACACGTTTGGCGCTGATGATTGCCTTGTTGACGCCAACGGCCACCTCCGTCCCGTCGTCGGCAAGACCGAATTCTGCACTGGCACGGTCTACAACCTGACCGTCGAAGGCCACCACACCTTCATCGCCGGCGGAATCCGCGTCCACAATGCCGGTCTTGGCCTTGGTATTGCTGGTGCTGGTGGCGGTGGTGGCGGTGGCGGCAAGGGCGGTGGTGGCGGCAGAAGGACGCCTTATGAGGCAGATGATTCGCTGCAGTCCACCCAATATGCAAGTGTTCTAGATCTTATTTGCGAAGGTGAAATCCAAGGTCTAGATAACGGCGCCAAAAGTATCTATTTAGATGATACCCCGATTGAAGATGCGGCAGGAAATAAAAACTTTCGCGGCTATCAAGTTGTTACCAGAAATGGCACGCAAAATCAAACTATTATCGGTGCTGATCTAAATGCAACAGAATCTGAAAATGGCGTCAGCGTCCAGCTTTTTGCATCCACACCTGTAACTCGTCAAATCACGAATACAGCAGTAGATCGAGTCCGCGTGACGGTTAACGTTCCAGCACTGCAAATTTTGCAAGACGATGGCGACATTGTTGGCCACAGCGTATCGCTAAAAATTGAAACCCAATACAATTCCGGCGGTTACACAGAAGTCATTAGCGACACAATTAGCGGTAAAACAGGCAATTTATATCAGCGCGATTACATGCTGGCGCTGAATGGCGCATTTCCAGTTGACATCCGAGTTACAAGAACAAGTGGCGATGAAAGCTCCGCTAAGCGCCAAAATGACATCTACTGGTCTAGCTACACAGAAATTATTGACGAAAAGTTGCGTTATCCAAACAGCGCCCTTGTTGGCCTGCGGTTTGATTCGCGCAACTTCAATAATATCCCCAAGCGTAAATATCTAATCCGTGGAGCAAAAATACAGTTGCCCAGCAACGCAACCGTTGATACCACTACACACCTAGGGCGCGTAACCTACGCCGGCGTCTGGGACGGCACTTTTGGCGCTGCGACTTGGTGCAACGACCCCGCCTGGTGCCTGTGGGATTTATTGATCAGCACTCGTTACGGCGCCGGAATACCAGCCAGTAACTTAGATCGTTATGACTTTTATGCGATTAGTCAGTATTGCAACGAGTTGGTCGAAAACGGCAAAGGTGGCTTGGAGCCTCGCTTCTCATGCAACCTGCTGATTAACAGCCGCGACGAGGTTTACAACGTCATCCAAGAAATGACCAGCCTGTTCCGTGGCATCGCCTATTACGGCGCCGGTTCGCTGGTACTGCAGCAGGACAAGCCAACTGATTCGCAATATCTGCTGGGACCAAGCAACGTTGTTGATGGCGTTTTTAATTACAGCGGATCATCTCAAAAGGCTAGACACAGCGTCGCCACTGTTGCCTGGCAGTCCTACGACACCTTGGGCGAAGTTGAATACGAATACGTTGAAGATGCGGAAGCTGTAGCCAAATACGGCATCATTAATAAAGACATCAAGGCGCTGGGTTGTTACAGCCAAGGCCAAGCACATCGGGCTGGTAAATGGGCGCTACTGAGCGAACAGAATCTGACCGAAACTATCACCTTTTCGGTCTCAATCGACAGCGGCATCATCCTGCGCCCCGGCATGGTGATCGACATTGCCGATCCGCTTAAAGCCGGATCACGCCGCAGCGGTCGCGTTAGTTCTGCCACCACAACCGCCATCACTGTTGACAGCAGCACCAATCTCACCGTCAACCTGTCGAACAGCCCGACAATTTCGGTGTTGATGCCAACCGGCTTGGTGGAAACCAAAACCATCAGCAGCATTTCTGGCACAACCATCAACGTCAGCAGCGCGTTCAGCGAAGCACCCAACGCTAACGCTATCTGGCTAATCCAAACCAGCGACATCGAAGCCCAGCAATACCGCGTGTTGAATGTCGCAGAATCCGAAGATGGTATTTACGGCGTAACTGCGCTGCAGTACAACAGCACGATTTACGACGCGATTGAAAGCAATAACAAATTACTGCGCCGAGACATTAGTAACCTGTCTGCCAAGCCCGATACAGTTGGCAACATTTCTGGATCGGAATACATTTATCAAGATGGGCAAAATGTATTTTCCGGTTTTGATTTAAGTTGGATCAGCCCTAGACAACGTGTTAGCGAATTTCGGGTTGACTATCGAATTGATAATGATAACTGGAAGCAGGTTGTCAGCACCTCTCCTTCGGTGCAAATTAAACAAACACGCCCCGGCATTTTATATATTCAAATAACGGCGGCAAACTACCTCAATAAAATTAGCGACATTGCATCAGCCCAATTCACGCTTGTTGGTAAAACTGCTGTTCCCGGCAATGTTCAAAATCTGACGTTTGAAGCCATCAACAACAACTCCGGTCGCCTGCGCTGGGACGAAACCGTTGATCTTGACGTAAAAGTTGGCGGCAAAATTCATATTCGCCACAGCAGCTTGACCGACGGCACGGCTACTTGGAGCAACAGCGTTGACCTAATCCCCGCCAAATCCGGCAGCTCAACAGAGGCAATCATTCCGCTTGTAGAAGGCGAAGTGCTGGTGAAATTTGAAGATGACGGTGGGCGGCAATCAGCCAGCGAAACCAGCGTCATTATCGACCTGCCCGACACTATCGCGCCGCTAACAATTCAAACCCGCCGCGAAGATCAGGACGTTCCGTCTTTCCAAGGCACAAAGTCAGACACCTTCTACAGCGAAGAGTTCGACGCGCTCACGCTGGATGGCACGACCTTAATTGATTCGGTTGTTGATTTTGACCTGATCCCAACGCTGGATGTACTTGGACCCGTGGCTAGCTCTGGCACTTACACATTCGCCAGCACATTGGATCTGGGCAACACCTTTTCTGTGGATCTTCGCCGGTATTTCGTCACCCGTGGTTATTACCCATCCGACCTGATCGACTCCCGCGCCAACACCGTGGATGATTGGTCCGACTGGGACGGCGCCATTACGGACAAGGTGAACGCCAAGCTGATGTTGCGCTCCACCAATGATAATCCCAGCGCCACACCAACTTGGACCGCATGGCAGGAATTCGTCAACGGCGCCTTCCGTGGTCGCGGCTTCCAATTCCGCGCCGATCTCAGCAGCAGCGCCATCGACCAAAACATCTTGGTGGACGAACTGGGCTACGACGCCACCTTCCAGCGCCGCACGGAAAACAGCGATGGAGCGGTCAGCAGCGGAGCCGGCGCCAAGGCGATCACGTTTACCAACGCCTTCTGGACTGGAACAACAAGCCTCGGTGGGGTTAACGCCTACCTTCCCAGCATCGGCATCACCGCTCAAAACATGGCAACCGGCGATTTCTTTGAAGTCACCAGCGTCAGCGGCACTGGCTTCACGGTCACCTTCAAAAACTCGGCTGGAACTGCAGTTAGTCGTAATTTCAACTGGAGTGCGGTTGGCTATGGCCGAGGCGGCTAAAGTTGGACAAATACTGTCCTTATAAGGACTCGGCATGGCTCAACACGATTATGTGATTGCTAACGGCACCGGCGCCGCCGTCCGTTCCGATCTCAACAACGGCCTTTCCGCAATCGTCACCCAGAACAGCGGAGCGACCGAGCCGGCAACCACTTACGCCTTCATGCGCTGGGCGGATACGACCGCTGGCGTGATGAAAATGCGGAACAGCGCCAACAACGCTTGGATCACGCTGTACCAGTTGGATGGCGAGTGGACCAACATTGCCTTTGAAAACGGCACCGCTGCTGCCCCGTCGATCTACTTCAAGGACAGTGGCACCGACACAGGCTTCTATTCGCCCGGCGCCAACCAAGTCGGAATTTCAACGGGCGGCACGGCTCGCCTGACCATCGACTCCAACGGCAACGTCGATATTGACAGCAACACGCTCTACGTTGATGCCACCAATAACAGGGTAGGTCTGGGGGTTAGTGACCCTGGGCAAAAGTTAGTTATTGGTGGCGGCACAAATGGACGTACCCGAATCAAAGTTGATTCAGGTTCTGGTAACTTTGGCAAGTTCGAGTTTTCGACTGATTCAGCTTTAACTACAAGTGCCGTTCAGGTAGCGGAGATTACGGCCAACATTACCGGGACAGGTCCGCTTACTTCAAGCCTGCAGTTTGCGACCAATAGCGGCAACTCGCTTAATACCGCAATGACGATAGATTCGTCACAGCGAGTAGGGATTGGCACTACTAGTCCTGCAAGACAGCTTGATGTTAATAGTACTGCGATTTTTGACAGCAATGGCAACGGGTCCACTACTAGCCCGTCTATTGCGATTGGTTCTACAGGTACAGGTCTTTCTTACATTGGGAGTCAACAACTTGCTTTCCTTACAAACTCTGCCGAACGCGCCCGCATCGACAGCTCGGGACGCCTGTTAGTTGGCACGTCTACTGGTCGTAATGGTGGATATGCGGATCCCGCTCAAGTACAAATTGAAGGGTTGAGTTACAATAGTGCCGCTCAAAGTATCATTATTGATTCCAATGATGGAAATGGTCCAAGTCTAAATTTTGGCAAATCTCGTGGTACAAGTTTAAACTCCAATACCGTTGTTCAAAGCGGCGACAGGCTTGGTGTAATTGACTTTGCCGGAGCAGACGGAACTTCTCTAAAAAGAGGGGCAGTAATTGAAGCCTATGTAGACGGCACCCCCGGCGCCAGCGACATGCCTGGCCGCCTAGTGTTCTCCACTACCGCCGATGGAGCGAGCAGCCCGACGGAACGGATGAGGATAAATAACGGTGGTGGCGTGATGATAGGAACAACAAACGCCCAGACAGGAATCGGTGATCTAACGACAGTTACAGGTGTAGCTTTTAGCCCTGACGGCTGGGTTGGAGGATGCAGATCAAGCGAAGCCGCTGGCTATTTCACGCGAACAGGTACGGATGGCAGGGTAATCAACTTTTACAAAGGAAGCACAGGTGTTGGCGGCATTTCTGTCACAACAACCGCAACCGCTTTTAATACTTCATCGGATTATCGCTTAAAAGAAAACATTATCAGCATCTCAAATGCAATCGAAAGAGTTAAACAGCTAAATCCCTGCCGTTTTAATTTTATTGCTAACCCCGAGCAAACTGTCGATGGCTTTATTGCTCACGAAGCACAGCAGGTCGTGCCTGAGGCAGTTGAAGGCACCAAAGATGAAGTCGATGAAAACGGCAAACCTATTTACCAAGGCATCGACCAGTCCAAACTGGTGCCGTTGCTGACCGCTGCGCTGCAGGAAGCGTTGGCTGAGATTGAGTCCCTGAAGGCTCGTGTTACCGCGCTAGAGCCATAAGTCCTACTCGTTACTGTGCCTGACGAAATCACACCGGAGGAAAACGAGCGGCGCTTCAGAGAATGTCTTCGCCTGATCAACAACGTCACCTACGAGCGACTGGTGGAGTTGATGGGCGAGGAGTTCCTTGAAGAGTATCGCCGTGTTGCTCGGCATTAAAAAGGGGCAGGATGTCACCCCTGCCCCTGTGCAACGGAATATCACAACCGTTGCGGTGCCTTGTCAGCCGAAGCACTGTAGCACATGGTATGGTGGTGGAGCGGCGCAGTGCTACCTGCCCGCCCCATGACCGCCGATTGGAGGATCGACGATGACCCAAGATTACAAGCACCCGATCACCTCACCGCTGGAATTAAGCGACGAGCAAGTGGGCGAATGGCTGATCGACGACGGCTACCCGTGGGACCCCTCGGAGCAAGCTGTCATCACCATTACCACCAACCGACTCAAGAATGTTGCCCGCCAAGCATTCCAAGCTGGTGCCGACCAAGAGCTGGAGGCGTGCCTCAGGCTGGTTGAAATCAATGCTGGTGAGGACGCTTATGACTTTGCTCGCTACATCCGCTCCGCCCGCCGCCCCAAGCCGCCAAGCTTGAAGGAGCAGGCGCTGGAAGCGCATAATCGGATGATGGCCGGAGAAGAAACGCAAGATGATTGGTCGATTGTCCGCCGCGCACTGGAGCAACTCGATGACTGACTTCCGAGCGCTGTGCGCTGAGCTGCTGGCCGCACTGGAGAACGAAGGCTACGCCCACTGGTCTACCGCTCCAGACGAAGATGAGCTATGCCTACGCGCCCGCGCCGCCTTGGCCCAGCCCGAGCCGAAAGAGCCGACGGACGAGGAACTGCAAAAACTAGCTGGCATGTTCTTTACTTCCACTGAGTTCGGCTTTGTGGACTTTGCTCGCGCTGTCCTAGTCATTCCCGCTACTATGTCTGAACTTTCACCCCAAGCGCAAGCTGTCTGGGACGCCTACGGCACTTTGGCCGATCTTTATAACTGCGAAGTCACAGAGGCTGAAATGCTTGCCGCCGCTCTTCGTACTGTGGCAGAACAATTTTATTTTGATTGGAACGGTATGTGCTGCGCTGAACACCTCAAAGAAATTGCCAGAGAACTCGACGCCAGTGAGCCTGTAACCGAAGCCCAGTAGTCACCTTCCCTACCCATGACGCGCTCCTTCTCGGAACTCACCAAAGATTTTGCCCCAGAGCGCCGGGAGCGCATTGAACAGCGCAAGGCGGAGATCCAAGAAGATCTTGTTGAATGTCCAGAGTGTTTCGCCTTGATTTACCCGAGCTGGCTTGAGATGGACGAGGACGAGTAGTCATCCTCTGATCGAGGTCTGGCTCTGGTATAAGATTGTGAGGTAGCGCAGCGCCAACTGCCTACCCCATGACCGCTCCACTGCTCTGGAACGATGACCACATCCTATTCGGTGTCCCAGCTTTGGGATGCCTTTGTCGCTGAGCGATCCATCTCGCTTTGCCCCACCAGCCTCACCTCCGACTACAGGCAGGTGACCAAGTGGTTAAAGCGATGCCCGATCCAAGATCTGCAACAAGCACGCCAGGTGATGATCTGGGTGCTGGGGCAGAAACCTGTGCTGTCTTCACGTCGCGTCGCGATGTACACGAAAACGATGTATAAGTGGGCAGCGCAGGAAGACGTTGGTTACCTGAACCGCAATCCGCTTGCGAGCTTCAAGATGCCAAAGGCGCCTCAACGCGATGAAGAAATCATCGTGATTCCGCGCAATGAAATCGGCTTGGTGCTGGCCGCTTTGGAGGCAAAACTGACCTATCGCACGGTCAACTGGTCGGCCTACACCGAGTTCATGCTTCAGACCGCGATGCGCACCGGCGAGGTTCGTGCTGCTCGCTGGGATGATATCAAGGACGGGAAGATCCTTGTTCATCAGAACTGGACTTTGACCCATGGATTGAAGGACAGCACCAAGACGAACAAAAAACGGTGGGTGCCGTTGAACGGCAAGTGCCAAGCGATCCTTGGGTCTCTACCGAAGGATTCCGAATTTATCTTCCCGTGGGATCGACTTGCGTTTCAGAGTTACTTCCGCAAGAAGCTTCAGCCGCTACATCAGGTTGGACTGATCTCTCACCTTTACCGACCTTACGACTGCAGGCACACCGCAATCAGCCATTGGATTGAGGCTGGCATCCCAGTACCTCAGGTGGCGGCTTGGGCAGGCAACACCAGCGAGGTGATCTTCAAACATTATTGCAATACCACAAAGGAGTACGAAATGCCGGAGATTTGATAGATTGACGCCACGGCACAGAAATCCATGCCCAGCGCTACCCCTAGCACCACCTTCACCTGGCGGATCGCCAACCTCGAAAGAGAGACCGCCGATGGATTCGTTCTGACGGCACACTGGACGCTCTCGGCTGAAGATGGCACCTACGCCAGCTCGGCCTATGGGTCCGTCGGCTTTGAGCGCCCCGACAAACTCATTCCGTACAACCAGTTAACGGAAGAACAGGTGGTGCAATGGGTGAAGGACAACTTCGGCGCTGAGAAGGTGACCGAGATCGAAGGCGCCCTGCAGCATCAACTTGATGAACAGCGGCATCCGACGCAGGCTGCAGGTGTGCCGTGGCAGTAAAAAGCAAGGTTGGCGTCAAAGCCATTCAATTTGTTCCACGCCCACCTAAGAAAACACGGCAGGGAAATGGAAAACATTCCTTGCCTAACCACGGTCGCAAATTGACCCGTGGGCAGGGACGGTAAGATCTAAAAGTAGTTGCAGACGTGCGATGTCTGAGAATGGTTTTTGGCGTGGAGTCAAGCAAGAAACCGTTGCGGGCATTGGCGTTGCAGCAACTGTGGCTTTAGCCTCGGGCATCTTTTACTTGGTGTACACGGTGCCGACCAAACTTGATGATGTACTTCAAAATCAAATCAAATTTGAAGAAAAGATTGGAAAGATGGATGATCGTATCCTTGATCACGAGCAACGGTTGATCAAGTTGGAGATCAAGCCATAAGCTGGTAGCAGACGCTATTTCGTCATGGATCCCACGACTGCTGCTGCCATTGCGATTGTGATCGCTGCCGGCTCTGAAATCATTGCCCTGCTGCCCATTAAAGAAAACTCTTGGGTACAACTCATTGTGAAGGCTCTGAAGATTATTTTCCCAAAGCGCTGAACGCTGACGTTGTGTGGTTGTGGCGTTACGACAAGCGTGACTGGCGGCATCACCTACTGCGTGCTGCACAACAAGCCAAGTTTCATGCAACTCTGACGCCACGACTAGATCGTGAAATTGAAAAGGTCAATCAGGTGATTGATCTTGAAATGGAGCGAAACAAACGTCAGCCTGTGATTAAACACGAAGAGCCTACGCCTGAGCAAACTGGAGACAGCCGCCTTCTGGGTGGTCCAATGTCCATCTCATCTCCTTGGAACGATGACGACCCAGAACCGCCTGCGGCTAGTTGATTTGTTCAAGTATTACAAGGAGCTGCCGCATCAAACGGCGGCCATATTTGAACTGGAATCTGCGTTATTAAAGGTATCGCCTGGTATCTTGAATCGCGATCAGCAATGGTTCAAGACGTGGAGTCAGGCTGGTAAACAAGACAGGTTTGATAACAATTGGGATGGTGTTTGCGCTGCTGCCAAGAAGGCTGGCGCGAAGTTCCCTGAACTTGTTGCTGCGCAGTGGGCGTTGGAATCTGGCTATGGCAAGCACGTATCAGGTGAAAACAATTTTTTTGGCCTGAAGGGTACTGGTACAACGCGAAACACAAAGGAGTACGTCAACGGACGTTGGATCACAATTCAGGATACGTTCCTTGATTTTCCTGATCTTGAAACTTGCGTGTTCTACTTGGTAGAGCGGTGGTACAAGGACTATCACGTCTACAAGGGTTGCAACAATGCGGCTGATCGTGAAGACGCTGCACGTTGGCTGGTAAATGACGGCTATGCCACTGATCCCACCTACGCCGACAAATTGATCAAACTAATGAACCAGCATGTGCAGGGCAAGCCCGCGAACGACAAGTTCACGCCTGACAAGCCGTTCAACTTCAAGGTGACACCAAATATCACCTACGGCGAACTGGCATTGTTTGACGAGAAGCGCCGGTTTCAGGTGCAAGCACAGTGCGACACGGCTCTGGAGATGTGCAAGTACTTGGAGAAGGTGCGCAGCCATTTTGGCGGCAAGTCGATCATTATTACTTCTGGCTATCGCCCACCAGCCATTAACAAGCAAGTGGGCGGTGCCAGCAACAGCGAGCATCTGTACAACATGACAGGCGTTGGCGCGATTGACTTTTACGTCAAGGACGTGGACATCTACGAGGTGCAAGAGTACTGTGATCAGACCTGGCCGTACTCCTTGGGATACGGTGCAACCAAGGGGTTTGTGCATCTAGGCATGCGGCTGGGTCGTCCACGTATTCGTTGGGATTACTGAGTGTCTGTTCTTTGCGACTGGCAGATCCGCTCTCTGTGTGAAGGCGGCGGCATGATCGTGCCGTTCGATCTGGAGCTACTTAACCCCGCATCAATTGACGTGCTGCTGGGCGACAACCTGATGATCGAGTCGCCGGTCGATATGACGATGCAGTTGCTCAGCCTGCAGGGCTACACCGCACAGGATCCTTACTGGCTGCGGCCTGGTGAGTTTGTGCTGGCCGAAACCCGCGAGACGTTTGACATTCCCGAACACATCAGCGGACAGTTTGCGCTGAAGAGCAGCAGGGCAAGGGAAGGTTATTCCCACATGCTGGCCGGCTGGATCGATCCGGGTTGGCACGGTTCAAAGCTGACACTGGAGCTGCAAAATGCACGCAAAATGCATTCACTACCGTTGTATCCGGGACTCAAAATTGGACAGATAATTTTCTTTGAAATGAGTGAAAAACCACTCAAAAGCTATGCCGAAGTTGGGCATTACAACAACGACACTAAAGTGTCAGCTTCTAAGGTAAATCCCTGAACTGGTACATCCAATACCAGATTGCAATTTCATTATCTTGTGTATAAAAATCTTGCTCTCTATACCAAAGTGTCCATTCTGTTGATCCTTTGGATCCATTGCAGCGCAGGCATGCTGGCACTAGGTTCTCTATCACAGTTTGCCC